ATTGATACGGTTTTAGATACCAGTTTCAGCTTTGAAATAGTCGCAGAGTTCGCTAAAAACCTATGCACGATTGATACTGTTTTAGACACCAGTTTTGGCTTTGAAGTTGTTGCTGTATTCGATATTAATCATATTGTCGGGGTGTCTTATGCATTTGACGCTACTTATCAAAAGGCTTTGCCTGTATTGATTGAACAACATCTGAAATATGGTAAATCAAGATTTAAGGCGCAGAACAGCGCCTTTATTTTTGAGCGTGGTTTAAGTCTATCCAATGCTGTGATGACAAGTTTTGATAAAACTCAGCAGCTACAGCGAGCAGTCCGTTCTGTCTTTGAAGAAACAACAGGATTGTCCAGTGATTTAAACTTGGTTTGGCAAGAGAACGATAAACGTTTTATTGCTCGAACTCTTGTTTTTGAAGAATCTGAAAAGTTGCTGATTCATCGCAAAACATCATGGGATGAAATGATTAGAAAGCGTAAGAAATTTTCGTTTAGTCATGAAGTGGCTCATGTATTTGAAAAGCGGTTTACGTTTGAATGGGACAAGGGCTTAGAGTTCATCACAACCGATTCAATAGATTGGGATGTTGCAAAACCTGTTTATTATCGAAAGTCTGAAATAAAACCTTTTCCACCTAAACCCATTCCTGAATATGTCGGCTCAACAGATTTAAATTTTGTTTGTTTATGTCATGAAGTTGATGCGCATAACGTCATTTTAAACTTTGGTGTAGATGACTGTATCCCAAGCGTCCCGAATAAAAACTGGTGGTATATTGTGAATGAAATTGAAGTATCACGCCTTGATAACGGGCAAAAAATCCATGTGTTCAACGGCAGTTATAGAACAGATCGAAGTAGTTGGTGCTGGAGCTATAATCTAACCATTCCTACATTTGAATTATCAAAGCTTGATCCGATTGCAGGGCAGCCCGTGATTCTTAAAATCGTGGTCAATGGTTATCAGCATCTTATGCTTTTAGAAAATCGTACTCGATCACGCCAGTTTGCGAGTGAAACCTACACTTTGACAGGGCGTAGTGTATCAGCCTTACTTGATGCGCCTAGCTCGCCACCACGAGCATTTCTACAGGAAAATGAACGTACATCGGTGCAGTTGGTACAAGCTGAAATTGATCGTTCTGCTTATCCAGATTTAACGCTGAACTGGCAGTTGATTGATGCACTTGGTTGGATCGTACCGACTGAATCTTTTAGTTATGGTGGACTTACGCCCATTAAAGCGATTCAAGAGATAGCCAATGCAGGTGGTGGCTTTGTTTATAGTGAAGCTGATAGCCAAGCAATCACCATCAAGCCGTTATACAAAAAGACATACTGGGACCCGATTGCAATTGGTGAATATGACATTCTGCTGCCTGAATCTATCGTCACTGAGCAATCAACTGATTATGAAGTTTACCCAGATTATAACGGCATCACACTCACAAACGACAAAACTGGCTTAACTGGTCAAATCAAGCGAACAGGTACTAGCGGCGATGTGCTGTATGAATCAGTGAATAATCGCTTATTTACTAGCAATCAAGTCATGGGAAGTTATGGCAAATCTAAACTTGCAAAAGCTGGACTTGTTGAAAGTCACACTTTCTCAATGCCACTTACAAGTGAGATAGGGCAGTGTAAACCTGCTGATATTCTTGCTTTTAATGCTGAATTTTGGGGTGTTGTTGATAGTGTTAGTGTGTCATTCACATACAGCAAAGTGACGCAATCTGTGACTGTGGAGCGTGTGAATCATGAGTAATGCATTATCAAGATTTTTGGATTTATTGCCTAAAACTCCTGAATTTATTGCCACTGTTCAGAGTGCAGACCATCCTAACTACAAGGTATTGGTCGTTGACGGGACAGGGCTTGTACTGTGTACCAGTTCAACGCCATTTAATGTAGGAGATCGAGTGTATATCAGTGGAAATGAAATAAAGAGAAGTGCGCCCACGGGTGTTGTATATCAAATCGAAATATAGACTTAATTAATTTTATAGGCCGCTTAAATGCGGTCTTTTTTTATCTGGAGAAAAGAGAATGCAAGAAAATACAATCCCATGGGTGATTAAAATATTCCCTGCCGTTGTAGGGGCAATTCTTGCTCTTGTTCTGAGTGGGGATATTGACGCAAATGGCAAGATTCAAGTTTCGCTTGGTGTCATTACTAAATTCGTTTGTAGCGTCACAGTTTCGTTGTATGGCGGTTCAGCATTTATAGAGCATTACGGTTATTTAAACTCATCAACAATGTTCCAAGGCTTCATTATGTTGATGTTTGCTGTGTTCGGTTTGCTGATTATCGGTATTGCATATCAATCAATTGCGCTATTAAAAGGCAAGTCAATATCTGACGTGATTGCAGAAATTAAGTCTGCTTTTGTTGCAATCATAAGTGGAAAAGGTGGTGAGTAATGAGTAAATCTATAAGCAAAACAGGTATCGATTTAATCTCTAGTTTTGAGGGTATTCGATTAAATGCTTATGACGACGGTGTAGGTGTATGGACCATTGGCATTGGCACCACAATTTATCCGAATGGCGTGAAAGTGAAAAAAGGTGATAAGTGTACTTTAGAACAAGCGCACGAATATCTAGCACATGACATGACTGAATTTGAAAAAACGGTTAATGATTCTGTCAAAGTCCCATTATCACAGAATCAATTTGATGCTTTGGTTTCCCTTACTTACAACATCGGATCTACTGCATTTAAAAACTCGACATTGCTCAAAAAGCTAAATGCTAAAGACTATGCAGGTGCTGCCGATCAGTTTCTTGTTTGGAACAAAGGCGGTGGCAAAGTCTTAAAAGGCTTGGTTCGTCGCAGAGAAGCAGAGCGAGCACTCTTTCTAAAGAAGTAACTTATATGTGCAAACGCTCTTTTATTGCTTCAATCGTCACAGTGCTGTGCTTGCTGCTATCAAGCTGCACAGCGCATTCAATTAACAGTAACGTCAATTTAATTTTTTAATCTGCCGATGAGCGGTAGCTATTTATTTGGAGTGATTTTTAGCTATAACTAGCTATAACTAGCTAAGTTAGCTCTTTCTTTATGTAGAAGTAGTGCATTTTTCATATCTTTTAATAAATTTATATTCATACATATAAAAGTAATGCAATTAGTTTACAATGAAAAAAATTTGATAATATGATTAAGTGTTGTAAAACTAAAAACACCAAATCTTCACCAAATTTATTTAAGTAACTAATTTTGTTGGTTTAAATTTATGCTGTATATATGGGTGTGAATACCCTTATTTTATTTATAATTTTATTATCCACTCTGATAAAAATAAAGTAAAAACAATATGTTGTGTTAATTTTATCTTAATAAAACCTTAATATTAAACACCCATATTTGCACCATAAATACCTTATTTTGCGCATTTTGCGCATAAAATTGATAGAATAAAAAGGAATCTACACCAAATCTGCACCAAGAATGAAGCTGCCAAAACCTATTAAACGTGGTGAGACATATCGCATCACTGTCACATACGAGAAAAAAAGATATTCATGCACAAGGGATACAGAAAAAGAATGTGAGCAATGGGCTGCTCTCAAACTACTAGAGCTTAAAACTGGTAAAGCACAGGAAGAAAGTGGAATTAAGCCACATTATCCATTTTCTCAATTATGCGAAAAATACTATTTAGAAAAAGGCATTAAATTAAAATCAAAGGATGTTATTCGCAATAAATTAGATAATCTTGAAAGAATAGTTGGCAATCTAGCAACAAAGTCTATCTATGAATTCAAACCAAGTGATATTGTGAATTGGCGTAATAAGCGTTTGCTTGAAGTTAAGAGCGGTACTGTTCTATTAGAGTTCTCTATTTTTTCATCAATATTTACTTATGCACAAAAAGAATTGTTTTTAGTAGAGTCTAATGTATGGCAGTCGGTAATTAAGCCTGAAAAAGGAAAAAGTAGAAGTCAAAGAATCTATGAAGCTGATCAAGAAAAGATATTAAAACAAGCAAAGTGGGATAAAACTAAGCCGCCAAAGTTTGTAAAGGATTATGTTTGTTGGGCAATGCTTTTTGCTTTAGAAACAGCTATGAGACAGGGTGAAATTTTGTCTATGTCTAAAGAGGATATTAATGAAGGATATGTACATCTTCCAATGACCAAAAATGGTGATTCTCGAAATGTGCCATTATCTACTGAAGCAAAGCGTTTATTAAAATTATTGGGTACTGAATCAGGATTACTACTACCAGTTAATGTAAAAACATTTAAACGAACATGGATAAAAATTCGTGATGAAGCAGGATTGAGTCACATTAATTTCCACGACACAAGACACGAAGCAATCACTAGAATGGTGAGGGATAGAAAATTACCTGTTGAGGTATTGGCGAAGATAACAGGGCATAAGACAATCAATATCTTGATCAACACCTACTACAATCCGAATGCTCAGGATTTAGTAGAAATGTTTAATAGTAGTGAGAGCTAATTAGCTCTCTTTCTACCACGTTTATTTGTTTCATTTCGAGTTAAAATTTGGCGTGCTAGTTCAGGGTTGTACATATGCTTGCCGCTAGTGCCTTGATTAATCGCAATCAGTTTTGCTCGGACGGTTGAAATACTCAAATTGTACAACTTTGCCAATTCAGCAGCACTGATCAACTCCTGTTTTTCTTGCTCAAGCTTGGTGACGATTGCGCCACCAAGATTTTGACCAAGTAGAATCTGAGGGGGAGTATCAGATTCTACAGTGATAGTGTATTTAAATGCTCCCATTGACTAAACCCCCAATCTTTTGCCTGCTTTTATTTCTGCATCGGTTGCGTGCCTGAACTCACTATCAATATCATCGCAAATTGTTAAATCATCTTCAAAAAAAATAACGGAATAATCCTTTTTAGGAAGCACAGCTTCAACCTCAAAAACAGAATCAATTTCTATGCAGTCGATGTAAACAATCTTGTCGCCACACTTAAATTTAGATTTCACGATATTTCCCCTAAGCTTTCCACAGCATCATCAGACAGACCAAACACATTGCGAAAAGCCTTATCAAATCCACCGCTTGCAATGAATTGGTCGATGCAGTTTTCAGGCTTCTCATGTACTGCAATATAATTTGACAGTACGTGGTAATACATATCAGCGTTTGAATCACTCACTTCCAAAATAATGCCAGTACCATTGTTCACACGCTGTCTTAATGTGGCTTCTAGTTTTTGCACAAAGTCACTATGCAAGTGATGTGACTCACTCGCAATGTGATACAAAGCGCCCGTCTCACCAGCATCCAAAACCAAGTTGAAAGGCTTGTCCTTGTGCAGCTCACCGATAATGAAGTTAGCTGCAGCAATGTTCGTTTGTTGAATTTCAGTCATCACACACCCCCAAATACTTGACGCAAAGCTTCCACAACTTGCTTGATTTCATCTTCTGTGCGCCACCAGTAAAGAGGAACCTCATCTACTTTATCAAGAACAACTAGGCTGTATTCTTCTGGCTCAAGACTATTCAATATGTACATCGCATCTCCATATTGGTAATCCTTTCCACAACACGGAACCTCAATTCCATTTATTGTGATGGTGCGTGGTTTTAGGCGAAACTCAAAACGCGGCTTATTCTCTAAAAAGTAACTTAATTTATACTCATTAAGTGCCTTAATTGGTGTCCATCTCTTTTGAATACTTGGATCATTCTCACACCAGTACTCAACCTCCTCACCATTCGCCAAAGCAATTAACGCTTCTTTACCACTGATTAGATTAGTCATTGGCTGGCTCCTTCATGGCTTGCTCTAAATCATTAAGAATCACCATTGCATCTTGATGTGCATAATCATCCAATAACTCACAAGCCGTCTCACAGAGAACCCGAGCAGCACTTGCTTTCATTTCTTGCGCATAGAGCTGATCACTAAGCTTCTTGATAACCGCATCTTTTTCAGGAACCGCTTGGGCTTTGGCTGCTTGCTCAATAGCATTTGCGAAGTCGTAAACATAAGCATTTAAATCCATGCTTCCGTCTGCTTGCTCTTTCAATTTAAAACCGTTTGCCAGAGCCAATTCTTTAATTTTTTGAACATCCATCACGCCACCTTCAAACCTTCTAAAAACTCTTTGCCACCGTTTAGATACTGCTTTAAGAAAAGCACGTATTTTCGCTTCATCGGCTTATTCATTCGACCTGTGTAGTCCATTTCTAAGCGTTGCTTTGCATTGAAATACTGGACTGAGGTTTGTGTTCGCTTACCTTTAAACCCACCTTTAATCAGCCAATTTTCAAAGCACATGAGGATGTTTTTGTTCATGCTTGCACCTTTTTAATTTTGGGTAACTGGCTAGTACGCACACAATCTTTTGCAAATAACCATCCTGTTGTATGTGTTCCAGTTCCAAGCAAAAGCTCACCGTCTTTGTTAAACATCATTTGTCGAATGTTTCTAGGCTTGCTAAGTGAGACATGGCAAATATGCTGACCAATTTTGAAACCCATGTATTTATCTTTCTTCACCATGTCACACCCACCATGACTGCAAGCACAGTCAAAATTAAAATCCCAAGTTTGAGTTCGATCATGCTGCCACCTTTCCTTTGCTACGCTCAGCAAATAGCTGCTCGTAGTAGTTTTGACAGTGCGGAATCTTGTCCTTGATCTTCTGAATCATTGATTCATCACGCTCAATGGTCACAGTCGTTTTTCGCTCTCGAATATCAATTGCTTCGACAAGATGAACCAACTGATCTATGTCATCCCAATCTTTTAAAATTTCAGGCGGGCAAGGGAATAGCCAAAAATCAACTTCTGCAACTTCGCAGTCATACAGCCACATATACGCCTGCATCTGAACGTCATAGCCTGCCTTTTTGACTTTCTCCATTGCTTCATCAGCAAAGAATGGGTGCGTGCCAATATCCCAAGTGACTTTGGTGTCGATAATGAGTTTTCGCTCAATATCAAGCACATCACATTCGCCAGTGATCAGGTCATTACTGACCCGGCCGACATGCTTTTGATAATTGCGAAAGCGCATCTTGCCTGACATTTCAATTGCTAAATCTTCAAGCAAATTGCCTTTTTGCGTGTACTGATTACCTGTGAATGAGCGAAAGCCATATAGGTCCTCTTTCACGATGTCACGGATAGCTGATTTTGCTGTGTCGCTGATGACAGCCGCTTTAGAGCGACCATCACCAATTAATTTATGTAGAGAAGAACATCGGAATAGTTTCATTTTTTCACCCCTATTAACTGCATATTTACAACGTGACAGTGGCTGCAATCATTCTCTTTTCTAAGCAAGTCCTCAGTGCCCAAGACAAGGGCTGTGCTTAACTTTTTTGCATCTGAGGTGATAAACACCCGACCACTACCAGCTTCAGTTTCATAAGAGCAAAGCCATTCATATCGAGTTTTTTTGTACTGTGTTGCATAAAAGATGATAAAAAAAACGATATATAGAGCTGATAGCCAATTCAGTATTACAAGCTCACCATTTAATCCACCTGAAACAACAACACCAACATTCAATAAGAATAAAAGGGCGCAGAGCGCTATAGTTTTCATCACTGAGCCTCCACCGCAACACGCTGCGCATCTGTCAAAGCGTATCCATCCAAGATATAAGCCTTATCAATTGCATTAGCGTTTAACTGTTCTAGTGCTGCATTAAACTCATCGTCATTCAGCGTTGGTTTTGGTGCTTCCAAGTCTGCAATTGATTCTTGGTGGTCGATGTAGTCAAACTCGTCCTTATCCACATCACGAATGATTGCTTGATCTGCCATTTGTGCTTTTTGCATATCAATCGAAAGTGGTGCTTGCTTCGATAAAAGCAGCTTTAACACGGTTTTAAGCGCCATTGCTTCAAACTGATCTTTCCACACGCCATAGCCTTTTTTGGCTGTTTGGCTGTACTTGTTAGCGTGCTTCATCACTTCTTCTTTACTCATGTAAAGTTCAGCAGTGAAGCCGTTAATTAGCTTGAAAAACGCCACATATCCAATCGGATCGCCACTTGGCTTGACCGACCAATCAAACTCATAACCAAGCAAAGGATTTTCGCTAATCAATTGGCCGTTATAGACTGGCGTTGCAGCAATACGGCTGAACTGACCAGAGCGTTGCGCTAACTGGATGTATCCCTTGTACCCAAGTTGAAATTGGGCCTCAATCTTGTTTTCCTTGTTGTTTTTAAAAGGAACAATGTAAGCAAAACCAAGATTGTTATTGATTGGCAAGTTCAGTGTTGCAGCCATACATGCAGCACTAAAAATAGTTTGTGGGTCGGCATTTACCAACATCGAGTTGCTGTTCACGATCTGCAATACAGACGTTGCAAAAGCAGGAGCATTCTTGCCAACAAGTTCTTTTAACTTTTCCCGAACCATTGGTTTTGCGAAAAAGTCCTTAGCGTTGTGTTTTACTGGTGCATTCATTTTTTAATCCTTAGTATTTGATTGAAACGTTAGGAATTTGGTTGCGAGCAATCGCAGTGATGACCGCTTTTGCTTGATCTTCATCAAGTCCAATTTCGCAAAGCTTGTTTAGGATTTCTTGATTGATAGAGCGCATATGCTCAACGTTAGCCAAACGCGCTTCTTCTGCTTTACGTTCTGCTTCTTCTTTAGCTGCTTGTTCACGTTCGATACGCAAACGTTCTTGCTCGATTGCATTTTGTCGATCAATTTCAGCCTGTTTTTCACGCTCAATTGCTTGCTGTTTCAATTGTTCTTCACGTAATAAAGCAGCTTCTTTTTCAGCTTGTAGACGTGCTTCACGTTCAGCAGCTTCACGTTGTTGACGTTCTGCTAATTCAGCTTGTTCTTTTTGCTCACGTTCAAAACGTTGCTTTTCTGCCAGTGCTTTTGCTTCCGCTTCAATACGTGCCTTATCAGCAGCTTCTTTAGCAATACGCTCATCACGTTCACGTTGTTCACGCTCTAATTGTTCTTTGCGTAGACGTTCTAATTCAGCTTGTTCAGCTTCGTATTTTTCACGAGTAACTAGGGCAATGCGTAACTTTTCAAGAGTCTCAAACTTTGCAAGTTTTGCTTCTTGTTCGAATTCTTCAAGCGATGAATCGATTACGATCTCTTCAATATTTGCAAGCATCTGCTTAATGTATTCACTGCCTCTGTTTTCGTACTGTTCTGATGCGGACATGACGATAATTGATGCGATGAATTGATTGTGTTTCGCCACACGATCTTCTTCCGCTTTTTCCCACGCATCACGCGGTGCAAGAATCTCATCACGCAATTGATCAAACTTTTTAACGATTGCAATGCGGTCATCATCAATTAATTTGATTTGAGCCTTTTGTTCAGCAACCAATTCTTTACCGCATTTCTCGATCAACGTTTTTGATTTACTTACTTTCATAGCAAGTGAACCAATCGCATCACGACCTTTTTTTGTTGTTACATCTGGAACGTGTGAACGAACTTCTTGAGCAATATGTTCAAACAATTCATCTGTGCCACCACGCTTAGCAAAAGCAGCCACAATCACGTTTTGTTCTAATACTTGTAATTCATTAACTTGAGCATTCATCTCTATTCTCCGAGCAAATATCTGCACAATTTCCTTACTTTTTGGATAAATTGCGCAGATTTGTTCTCATTAGGCTGCTAAAACTTGATCAGCTTGTTCTTCTGCGAAGTATTCAAGCTGCTTGTTTAATTCTGTGACTTGGCTTTCAGTAAGAGTGATACGTAAGCCGTTTGGAATATCCGTATTGTCGTTATCAACCACAAGAACAAAGGTTTCTTCATCAACTACAAGTTGCTCGTAGTCTTGATTGCAGTAATCTTCGTACTGGTAGTTAGAGCCATACTGGCTAGGGATATAAGAAACTTTGCGTGATTTATTGACTACATCAGCAGTCATTGAGCATTGGATTACGATGCACCCATGTTTTAGATCAAATGAAACTAAAGACCCATCAACTTCAATATCGCTAGAAACTTCAAATTTCGGAAGTTGAGGGCAGAACAGTTCAGGTTTAGACATCATGTTCATCCATTAATCCCTCCACGCAAAGCTGCCACAACTTGCTTGATTTGTTCTTCGGTGCGCCATGCACCATTCTCAATATTTTTATTATCTTGATTGCATAAAGGCTCTCTCATTGTTTTGGAGTAACCGACTTTATATTTTGCATTTAGGTAAAAGTATCCTTCACCAACTTTAGGTTCAAAAGGCGCAGGAACTTCAATACCATTTAGCGTGATGGTGCGTGGTTTTAGGCAGAACAACTCAGGTTTAGACATCATGTTCATTCCGCACCCCCAACACGAGCTTTCATTTCCACAACTTCGCCTTTTTCTAATTGCTGAATAATGGCTTGCGTCTCAATGTCTTTCTTCGCCTGGTAGTAGCTCGCAACGTGTAAAGTGATACCGATGATTGAGATGCAAATTGCGAACACTGCAAGAACGCAGATTGATTGAAAGCACACCATTTTGAATGATGTATAGCGCTTGTTGTTTTGTTGACGAATGAGCTTTGCAATAACTGCCTTCTGCTCATCATTGACCAAATTGGTTTTTGTGTTCATACTTCATTTACTCACTGAGTAAGCCCTGCATCTGCCAAGATAGTTCAGGGCTTTTTTGTTGTTTGTGAGATAAATATCGCATTTCCGATATTGTTAGTCAATGGGTAATCCGATATTTTTATAGAAATTCCGATTTTTTATGTTTTAATAGGCATAAGAAAACCCACACTGGGTGGGTTATTTGGAGTTTATTGAGATGAATCGAAGTCAAGAAGATATAAAAATGGAACTTACACTTGCATTAATAGAAGCAGGTTTAACTGATTCAGAAGCAATCAATCATGCGGTGAATAGCATGTATTTGAATGTTATTGCGAGAACCTTTCTTACCCCTCAAAATTCCGAAGAACAACAGTCTTAATGCACTTGGCGTATAGGTTTAGGTAGTATTCACGCGCAAATTCCTGACCTTGCGGCTCTTTTGCTTCAGCATTTGCAATTATTTTCATTAGCTCAAGGGCGACTAATTCAATCGAGCCATCTAGTGGTGTTTCAATATCAAAGGTTGGTAAGGCGTTTCTTGGCATATTTCTCTCCACCCGATCTGTTGTCATGACTGTGTCGGGTTCACAGTTAAAGGTATTTGTAAATGATTAATTCTATTGTTATAAATCCACCAAGAAAGGGTGTTTATGTTGAGCTTAAAACAAATCACGATACTTTCTTTGTTGATGTAGGAAATCTATATCTTGAGTTTTCTAGGACATGCCAAGATACGTTCCAATTAGTAAAATCGCATTCGGTAGATTCTCCAACCCCTCATCCAGTAATTTCGTGGTCAGGAGTTTTATGGACTCGGCAGGCAGCTCTCGAAGCACATCAATCATTGACTGCTTACGCTCAAGGGGTAAATCAGAAGCCATAATTTTTGATTCAAGAAGTAGCTTGAGTTGATTAGCTTCAAACTTGATTGTTACTACTCCAAGAATGGCAGAAAGTCCACCATCATCAGCCAAGAAATCCATTCCTTTATGTGTAATAGAAGCGGATCCAAAAATGATAGGTGCTTGCCCACCAATTGATTTTGATATATGAACACTATTTTCAACAACTAACCCATGAAGTTGCAGGTAGTACAAATTTTTTATTGCAGATTCATGTTGTTCAGTTCCATATTTATAGTCATTTTCAAAATTGTAATGACGAGGAAAGACTTCACTTAATCGTCGAAGCATAGTTAACTGTAGATCTCTATCCAAAACCATTTAACTCTCCATGATTCAAAAATGTTGTGTCGGGTTCACAGTTTTTTAACTTTTTCTAACACGCTTTGGTCGTGAACCGCCTAACGGTCTAAATGCATCAATCACCAATCCAACCAATTCCATGCCTTCTTCAAACTCAATAATGTTTGGCTGAAAATTAGGGTTGAGTGCTTGTAAATATTTCCTTTCATCGCTTTCAATCACAAGCTTCTTGAAAGTTGCGTCTGAATTACTTCGCACAACTACAAGATCCTCCGAGATCAAATCACAAACCTGGTAACTTGGGTTTACAAGGATGTAATCACCATCGGCATAGGTTGGGTAATTACTTACACCTACAACTCTTAGATAAAAACAACCGTCTGGATCATCTGCGCTTAATGGTGGCAACCATTCATTTATATTTTTAGGATCAATAGCTTCTACTGATGTCATTGTTCCAGCCTGAACCCAAGACAAAACAGGGATTAATTTAGAACTAACTGGAGCAATATTGTTATCAAGTAAGTTATTTACACCCTTTTTTAGTTCTTCTGCGGTTACACCAAGTGCGTTTGCTAACTCAAGAATAGATCCAGTAGATTTTGCATTACCAGTTTCTAAGTCAGATATAACAGACTGTTTAACTCCAGATTTTTGAGCCAATTCTTTCTGTGTCATTTTTTTCGCTTTGCGAATTTTCTTTAAATTTTCACCAAGAGTAGCCATGCGCTTCTCCTTTATAACCATTATCGGAATTGTGATACAAAAACCAATCGGTTTGGCTATTGTATAAATATCGGAAAACCTATATATTTGTAAAAAATATAGGAGGTGTTCTATGAGCCAGTGGCAAAAAATGATTATTGATTTGAAGGAGCAGGGATTAACCCAAACCCAAATCGCTACTGAGATTAATTGCTCTCAAAACTATGTAAGCAATCTTGAAAACGGCTTATGCGGCAAAAGGATGGGGTATGACTTAGGCAAAAGATTGGAGCGCCTATGGAAAAAACACTGTCCACATAGTCCAGCAGCATAGGTGAGCAAATGGGAGTCGATGATTTGAAAGAAGCAATCGAAAAAGGGTATTTAGGCGGGAAATACACCGTTCCAAAAACCATCAAATTTACACATGAAATGCTTGATGCAATCGCTGTTGCCAGTGAAACCAACGAGCAAGATACGTGTAGCTGGATGCGTGAAGTCATAGCGAAAGCTCTACTTGCTGAAGATGCTAAGTATGAGCGTATGGCAAGAGCGCGTAATCGGTCAAAGTGTACTTCGGGCACTTTGGTACACCAAAAAGAAAGCCCAGTAGCGCGAACTACTGAGCTTGATGTTCAAAACTTTGGGAGTAATGAATGAAATCAAATTTAGCACAAGAGCCACTCAAACAGCAAGAAGAACCAAGTCACTCAATATTTTGTTGTGATTTATGTAAAAGCGAAGTGAGTTTTGCGCCAAATTCTTTCCAAGTGGAAGACATGACATTTTGTCTAAAGTGCATACGCAGAATCGCTTTTGGATATCTAGAACATATTGATTTGAGATACGAGGCTAATTATTACGAAGAACAATTTTCTTCTGAAATGCAATATCGGGCTGCATTAAATCCGAATCGCTACAAAAAGAAAAAGATTGGTCAGAGTACCCGTATGAAGGTTTATGAAAGGGATGGCTTCAAGTGCGTGACATGTGGAACGCAACAAAATCTTACGCTTGATCATATCAAGCCTGAGGTTCTTGGCGGAGAGTCAACAATTGAAAACCTCCAAACAATGTGCAAGTCGTGCAACTCAAGAAAAGGAGCTAGATATGTCGAAGCTTCTAATTAATGAGTCGCCACTTCAAGTTCAGCCATCTCTAGCGATGGCTATTGGGCTTAATGAGGCTATTTTTCTACAACAATTGCACTACTGGATAGGTACATCGCGCTTTGTGCGTGATGGGAAAAAGTGGGTGTACAACACATATTCTGACTGGTTGCTTCAACTCAAGTACATGTCATTGCCAACCTTAAAACGCACAATTAAATCTCTCAAGGATCAGAAATTGGTTCGTGTTGAGCGTTTTGAAAAATTACGTTCTAACCAAGTAAATTTCTATTCAATTGACTATGAAACTTTGGCAATTATTAGTGAAAACATAGAGCAAGCTATTGAATCTATTGATCAGCTCAAAATGAGCCAATCGAATAGCTCAAATTGCACCAATGCAGTAGCTCAAAATGATCCAATCCATCAGCTCAAAATGAGCCAATCTCCATTAGCTCAAAATGAGCCAATGTATACAAGAGAATACCAAGAGACTACTCAAGAGATTACACATAAGAAAACAAAACCAAAATTTAGTTTGGAAGATGCTTCATCGGTTGAATTGCCAGAAGGTGTTAATCGTGACCTTTGGGTTGGCTACATTGAAATGCGTTTTAGCATGAATAAAAAACCAACTCCGAAAGCTGTAGAGCTTGCTATCAAAGATCTAGAGAAATGGGGAGCAGAAAAAGCTAACCAAGCTTTGAAAAACTCCATTACAAGTAACTGGACTGGTTTATTCGAGCCAAAACAAGCCGTACAGACGTACACACGCGCTTATTCACAGCAAAGCCAAGCATCAACTCGCATGTCTGAAATACAAGCTCTAATCGCAAAAGAGGAGGTTGGTCATGAACAATATGGTTTCTAAAAATCAAGAAGTAATTAAACCAGTCAACTCTGCAAAAGTGGTTGGTATCTTCAAAGCAATTGCACCACGTTCTTTTGAGAAAACATTTGATGGTATTCCTACTGAGCAGATCAATCATGCAATGAAAATCTGTCTTGATGGTCTCACTCATGAACAAGTGAATGTTGGTCTTTCAATGGTTCGTGATAATGGCTTTTGTCCAGATCCAGCAATGTTCCGTAAGTGGTGTTTAGGTATTCAAGGCTTTGGTACTGAACAACAACGTGCAGTTGATTCATTCAAGAAGAAACATGCAGCTTTAGCCAACATCATTAAGTGGGTTTCAGACCGAGATGTTGAAATCACTAATGCAGAAAAAGAAGCTTACAACCGTTGTTATGAGATGTTTTCAAATCTCAACTACTCGAATAACTATGAGCGTTCCGCATATTACGCATATGAGGCATTCAAAGATAATTACGTTGATGTTGTGAATGAGTTTGTTGAGAAAGGTATTGCACAAGCGAAATGGTCAAAACCACCTCAAATTGATTTTAGTGTTCTTAGTGCAAAAACAGATCGTGATGCAACATCCGAAGCAAGCCCAATGTCAAAGGAGGATTTTGATAAGCGTACAGCATATGTTGAGTCGCGAATTCCACAAATCATGTCAGATCGGAACTGTGACAAAACAATGGCAAAGCTCTATGCCTTAGCTGAATACCATTCACACGAAAAAGTGGGAGGTGCAGCGTGAGTGATTACCTAGAAATGAATCTTGAGCAACTCCAACAAGAACACGCTGAGTTGCTTGCTTTCAATGAAAAGTTAGAGCGCGATCGTAATGCATACCGCAAAGATGCTCGGAAGTACGCCAAGAAAGTAAAAATGATTGCAAGCCTATTCGTTGTGCCGAGTGATGACCATGAATTAACGCTTAAAGCTATTGAGACGATTGTGAAGCGGGTGAGCGAATCATGAAAGACCCATTAGACAATCAAACTGTGGATTGGTGTGAAGATCGAATCAATACAAGTGATGTGATTTTATTAAATCAAGAAATTGCCGTCGGTAGAACGCTAAATCTTTTGCATTACGCAGTTAAACAAACAATCCCGTTTCAAGTGCGTGATGTGGCTGCAAACATTACAGAGATTTACGGCTCAATGGCTACTCGATACTTAAATACTTTAGTTCGATTGGGTTTGTTAGAGAAAGTTACACCTTACAAATACCAACCAACAGCTTTGGCAAAGCGAATGATGAATGTGAAAGGAGAAAGCAAATGACTCCAACACTTACAGAAGTTCGTACAGCTTTGCAGAATCTAGCAGCGAAGAAAGGGCGACCAGATTATGAGCTTTGCACAGCTAAAGCAGTAAAGCGTGCATTAGAGAATGGTTTAGATCATCCGCTAATTGCTGAATTGCCTTTTTTTGAGATCAAGAAGCCAGAAGTAAAGGAAGAGCCGTTAAGGGATGTTGTTCCAAGACGCTATCCAACGGAGGCTCAGTCATTGGAAATAGTGACTTGGCTTAAGAACTTTCAGGGACGTTATGTTGACTTAGCAAAGATAGCTGGTTGCCAAAAGGGCAGCATTCATCACATCAAAGCAGGTCGAACTAACTGCACACTTGAGATGTACAAGAAGCTGACAAAAGCACGAAAAGAATTAGAGGGAGTTAAGGCATGAGTATTAATAAGACCTTAGAGCAACGTGGCGAGCGCTACGGCAAGTTTAAAGACGTGGCTGCTACAACCTATGCGCTGCAAGAAATTCTTCGAAATGCGAAGAATCATGAGCATATGACAGATGATCAGGTTATTGCACTGGATATGATCTGCAACAAGATGGCTCGAATTGTAAATGGTGATCCTAACTACATTGACAACTGGAGAGATGTATCTGGTTACAGCTTATTAATAGTTAATGAATTGCTTGTAACAGATGGTGCTACAGATGTGGATGTGATTTCAATGACTATAGGGAGCAAAGCCAATGAATGCGATCAATATCGGTGATCAAGTCGAATATATCGGGAAAATTAAAGAAAACCCATTTTGGGATTTAAGCACACCATTTTATGTAAAGCGCGTATTTGATGACGAAGTGCACTTGGTTGATGAAATGGGTGATTTAGGTTGCTTCCCAGTTGCTCACAAAGACATAAGAAAAATAGAGGATAAATCATGAACGCTATCCAATTCATAAAAGAGAACGGTGTTGAGAAAGCAAGGAAAGTTATTGATGGTGCGCCTGGCGGTGCTACTCACTTGTCTGATGATGCTTGTCATTATGTAAATGCAGACTTTAAGCCATTGCCTGCTCATATTAAAGAACAGTTGCCTGAATTGATTGTTATTGAACACCTTAAGCGTCTCGTTGAGAGCGTGGATTTAGTCAAGAGATACAGGGGTATAGCTGAAGTAAAGACATTACATCAGGATGAGTTTTGGAATGAAAGGGTATTCGAGCGCTTAAAACAAGCCATCGCAGACTATGAATCCATCTATGGGGTGAGCATGTTTAAGGTCGGGCAAGATGTGGTTTTAAAGAACAGTAGTCAAAACAAGGTTATGAAGATTCAGGCTTACAACGACGAATTTATTAGGGCTTATTATGGTGATCAGGATTACTCGTTTGCACATGAATCAAATTTCAGACACGCCACGCCCGAAGAAATAGCAGTAGAGCATCGTATTGACCATTTCGTTGACATCAACGACATGGTTGACTGCGAAATCCTAGACCATCCAGAAGATTACACCAGTCCTAATTGCAAGAAGTTTGATGAGGGGGTGAATAGCAATGAAACTAAATAAGGCTCAACGTGAAGAACTAAAGCAAAAATACGATGGTCATTGTGCTTATTGTGGTTCTGTTTTGGGGGACAAGTGGCATGCGGATCATCTTGAAGCAATTAGAAGAAATGGTGATGGCGCGTGCTTAAATCCTGAGCGCGATGTAATTGAGAATCTAATGCCAGCATGCTCGGATTGCAACCACAACAAGCGATCAATGTCTTTGGACTCATGGCGCGATCTATTGGCTCATTATCGAGATGTGCAAGTTATTCGCGATTGCTCTCAGATTCGCCACCTCATGCGCTTTGGCTTGGTCGAATTTATCCAAAAACCAGTAGTTTTCTATTTTGAGCAGGTGAAGTGATGAAAAGTGAATTTGACGAATTAAAGAGATTTGCTATAGCTGACATTCTTTCTGTTAGCGGGAAACAAAAAACAACTGAAACTATCAATATGCATATTAACACTATTATTGATATTGCATTTTTAAAAGGGCAGCAGGCACAACAATCAAAAGTGGATGAGCTGCAAAAGCGGGTGGATGACTTAACTGAATTAAACAGGCTTAAAACTATCGCACTACAACAGAGTGTAAATAGAACTTCGCCTTATGTGCATGAAAAAATTGTTGCGTTAGAGCAAGCGCTCAAGAGGGAGCAACCATGAATTTTGATAACGAAATGATTAAGGGTATTTCTCAGAGTGATTTTGAAAAAGCCTTTGCTAAGCAGATGATGAAAGATCGAGTTTCTGATCAGATGCAAAAGGATATGGAAGCTCTGCAAAAACTTAATAGTGGCAATTATGTGATTGTGCCAAAAGAACCAACTCAAAGAATGCTTAACGCTGGTCATGTCGCGATGAATCCTGTCAAAGGGTCAGATGTCCATTCGAGCACCAATCAAAAGCGTCGTGAATGCTACAAGGCAATGTTAAGGGCTTATCAGGAGTATGGTGATCAATGACCACATTCAAAAAGGCTCAAAGAATCAGATCAAAACCTGTGGCGCGTTCTAAACGTGCCCCAAAGGTATTAACCGAAGATCAAGAGCAAATCACACTCATGTCGTGGGCGCATCGTGTGAAGTTTGGGAATGGTCGCCTTTCTGATTATTTGATTCATATTCCAAACGGTGGATCAAGAAACGTAATCGAAGCAGCCAAGTTTAAAAAGATGGGTGTCAAAGCAGGCGTTCCCGATCTTCAATTGTTAGTTCCAAATGGTTTGATTCATGGCTTGTGGATCGAACTCAAATCAAAGGCAGGTAAGTTGCAGCCAAGCCAAAGATTGATGATCCAACGTTTAGAAGAGCAAGGGTATATGTGCAAAGTCTGCTTTGGGGCGGATGAAGCAATCAATGAAATTAAAAAGTATTTGTGTATTTAAGGTGACGGTATGAATGCGGCAGCAGTAAAAGACAAATTATCTAATCTTGAATGGGTTGGGCAGCAGATGAGAGCTAAAACAGTAAACTACGAAGCTTCAACAATGTCGACTGGTGAGAAAGCACCAACATGGGAAGAGCGTTGCGGAGCCATTGCATCAATAGAAGATCCAGCGACTAAGGCGTATTGTGAATTGCTCGTGTGGGGCGATTATCGCGATAACACTCTTGCTTACCATACACTAGAAAAGTATTTTGCAAATCTATTATTAATACAGCTTAAGAAAGAGGTGAAAAGGGTAAGATTTAATCTAGAATCATTCGCTTTAAAAATAGCCAAGATGACTTTGTTTTTAAATCTAAGAGATGTTGATTTTAATACAGAGCAGAAATTAAAGTTTTTTGGTATCGCTGAGGTTAAGCCGCGCACATACCGAGAGCATTACGCATATCTTGAGTTTATGGTGGCTATCGCTCTTGAGGATATGCAAGACGAAATAGATTTTTATATTGATATGTACAGGAAAAATATTAGAAATTCTTAATTGACAATAAACCCCCATGCAAGATACAGTATTTCTATACTGGTCGTACTACACAGTAAAGTGACCAAATGATTAAAGCTCATCGAAAGGTGGGCTTTTTTGTTGTCTATAGAAAAATAAAGGTTCAGCTATGGACGAAGAAGAACTCAAACAAATTGAAGAAGATTGTCAGCAGTTTAAGAACGTAATCAAAACGGTGTTTTATTTGGCTGTGATGTTATTTGCAGCTTATTTGGTTTGGTGTAATTGGTGAGTCAGAAAAAATGGATGGAATTGGGTTGGGAAGTGAAGGCATTGGCTTGGGGTGAATATGGATTTAATCGAAGTAAAGAAGAACCTTGAATCATTGCATCAAGACAAAGAAAAATTGAAAAGTCTTAATCATCTCAATTCAACGTTCCAATTTAAACAAGCATGTCAGCAACGTATTCACGACATAGATAAGAACATCAACAACATTCAACACAGTATTAAACGCTATGCGAAACCTTAAGCGACTAGCAGCGATTAGAAAGCTGCCGTGTGTGAAGTGTGGTAATCCTCCACCAAGTGAAGCATGTCATGCGAATTGGTCTGAGTTTGGTAAGTCGATGGGGCGAAAGGCTGATGATGAATATACTGTTAGCCTGTGTAGAAATTGCCATTACTTGCTAGATACATATCAACTTGGTAATCGAGAAGAAACTAAGAAGCTATTTGAACAATGGTTAGTCAAGACTGAGTTGATGTTGAATCTTAATGATGAAGAAATATTTTAAGGGTTTCGTTTTTAACGTATCGCTTTGAGCTATTCGGAAATTCCTAATAATTGAGGTGAGCATGAAAACAACAGTGTTCACAATCAAAGACCACTCGGACATTGGTAAAACGATTAACTATCTGCATAACAACTACACTCAAGCTAATTTTGAGAATAAGCCGTTGGTGGTTTCAATCTCACCAGAATGTAAAAAGCGATCAGTGGCCCAAAACTCCCTGTATTGGAAATGGCTTTCTGTGATTGAGAAGAAGACCGGCAACGATAAAGACCAGGTGCATTTCGAGTTTAAGAAGAAGTTTCTAATCAACATATTGAAGCGTGACGACAAAGAATATGCCGAGATGTGTTTAGCCCTGTCAGCACTGAAACAAAGCGAATCTGAGCAATTCAGAGCTATTGCAGATGGTGTTATTCGAGAGACTTCAACTACTCGGATGAATACAACTCAATTCACTGAGTATCTGAATCTAATTGAAGCATTTGCACTTAAAACGTTTGGTTTGGTTTTACCTGTACCTGACGATCTTAAATATGCATTAGAAAAATAGGACTTAAATATGGCGGCCCCAGTCGGTAACAGATTTTGGGAGCAGCGCAGCTCACACGGTCGTAAGCCGAAATTTGAGAGCCCGGAAGACCTTTGGGATGCTGCTTGTGAATATTTTGAATGGGTTGAAGATAACCCACTACATGAAAGTAAAGCCTTCGCTTATCAAGGCGAAGTTACAGTTGAAGAACTACCTAGAATGAGGGCAATGACAATTACTGGTCTTTGCTTGTTTTTGGATATAAGTCGTCAAGGTTGGTCTGAGTATTGTGCTAAAGAAGATTTTTCTGACATCACTAAGCAGATTGAAGCAGTTATCTTTTCTCAGAAATTTGAGGGTGCTGCTGCTGATCTGCTAAATGCAAATATCATTGCTAGAGAATTAGGTTTGACTGATAAGCAAGAGGTTACTGGAAAGGATGGCAGTCCATTTCAAAGTGAAAACGTAACGCAGGTTACTGTATCTCCAGAGCTGGTTAGGCAGGTATTAGATGAGCTCGAAGGTAAATACTAGCCTAGTATCAGCTGAGATTGAACGACAACTCTGTGAGAAAAGCCACCTGTTTTTTACACGGCGTTTTTTCTTGCCGCGAATGGGCTTTAAATTTTCAGTCAATTGGCATCATGAATATATTGCAGACAAGATTGATCAGGTCATATCAGGAAAAGTTAAAAACCTTGTCATTAACGTTCCCCCTGGTTCGGGTAAAACTGAATTACTGACAAATCTAATCGCTCGTGGTTTAGCTAGAAATGCTCGATCACGATTTCTGTATTTATCGTTTTCTCAGTCACTGGTTGAGGATGTATCTGCCACGGCGCGAAACATTGTCAAATCTGTAGATTTCCAAAGTCTGTGGCCAGTCAAAATATCAACCAGTACGGATGCTAAGTCGAGTTGGAAAACTACCGTTGATGGTTACGATGCCGGGCATGTCTATTCCGCTTCAATGGGTGGGCAAGTTACGGGTCGCCGTGCAGGTACTTTGGCAAATGAGGGCTTTACGGGCGCAATCATTCTTGATGACCCATTAAAGCCTGAGGATGCTTTTAGTAAATCGGCACGTAAGAAAGCCAATCGTAAGATCCTGAACACGGTCAACTCACGTAAGGCTAAGTCTGACACACCAATTATTTTGATCATGCAGCGTTTGCACGTTGAAGATCCGACTAATTTTGTGATGACTGGAAACGTACCGGGTGATTGGGAACAGATCAGCATTCCTGCATTAATCGATGATGACTACATCAACCAATTACCAGAGCATATTCAAGCCAAGGTTCCACGAGATGTAGAACGAGATCAGCACGGCCGCCAAAGCTATTGGCCACTAAAAGAATCACTTCAATCATTACTGCAATTAGAAAAGGGCGGTGAAGATAAAGACGGCGCGACTGTCTCGCGTTATACGTTTGCTAGTCAGTACATGCAGAACCCTAAAAAGTTAGGCGGTGATTTAGTTAAGTCAGAATGGTTTGGGCGTTACTTGGAGTTGCCGCCACTTAAATGGCGAGCAATCTTTGCTGATACGGCGCAAAAGATTAAAGAGCATAACGATTTCTCAGTTTTCTTATGTGCTGGTCTAGGGTGCGACAATAAGCTTTACATCATTGATGTTCACCGTGGGAAGTGGGAAGCACCAGAGCTTATAAAAGAGGGCAAGAAATTCATCAACAAACATAAGGCGGGAGATACCAAAATTGGGAATCTTCGCTATATGGCAGTTGAGGATAAAGCCAGTGGTACAACTTTAATTCAAACCATTTCAAGAGAAACAACGATCCCGATTAGAGCGATCCAACGAGATACAGACAAACTTGTAAGGACTATGGACGTTGTTTTTTATGTGGAAGATGGTTTGGTGATGTTACCCGCTAAAGCGCCGTGGTTATTAAATTACATCGAAGAAATAGAAGGTCTAACAGCGGACATGACACATGACCACGATGACCAATGGGACCCAACAATTGATGCGATCGAAAATATGGTTGTTAATCCTTACGACCTTTTAGATTAAGGAGAATATCTTGGAAGAGCGCAATCAAACACAAGCGCCAGTCATTGTGAATGATGGTGCTTATGTCAACTTTGTATCGAATCTCAATACAAGCCGTGATAAGTCATCGCACGGCCATTTTGCAAAAGAAACCAGTCTTACTGATTATGATTTCGAAGCGGTTTATCAAGACTGGCTTGCTAAGAAAATCGTTAATCGTCCTGTCTTGGATATGCTTCGGGCTGGCTGGTACTTCAATGGTTTAGATGATGGTCAAATACTCAAGATCAGTGATGAAATTAAGCGACTACGATTAGTTGAGCGATTGGCAAAGCTTCTGATCTGGTCTCGTTTATATGGTCGTGCGTATCTTGTATTTGGATTAGCAGATGGTCAGCAATTAGATCAGCCTTTTGAGATTGAAAAGTTACGACAAGGTGGGCTTCAATTTTTCACAGTCCTAAAGAAATCCAAAGTACAGCCTTTAAATCAGGAATATGTACCTTTAGAGCTGAGCGCAGGTGAACCAGAACAACCAATGTATTACCAAATTAGTAATGGCAATGGTACTCAAAGCAAAATACATCATTCTAGAATCATGTGTGTGAAACACGGTGATGAGGGCGAGTCGCTTTTATTGGCCATCTATTACACATTGCGCAATTACATCGCAACTAATGCGGGTGCAGCAAGTCTAGTACACGAAGCAAAGATAGATGTGATTCGTACACCAGATCTAATGATGAAAATCATTGATCGTACTAAAGACATGATGGAGCGATTTGGTGCAGCAGCTCTGCTTAAAAGTATCAATGGCATGCTTGTCATTGATAAAGATGAAGAGTACGAGTCCAAGTCATATACATTTGGCGGCTTGCCTGAGCTTATGCGAGAGTTTGGCCAACAAACGGCGGGTGCTGCTGACATGCCCTATACATTGCTATTTGGGCAAACTACATCCGGTTTAAACAATAGCGGTGAGTTCGATTTGCGAAGTTACTACGATCGAGTCAACACAGAACAAAACTGGACCTTGCGACCCATACTGGAACGGATATTTCCGCTGATTTTTAAAAGCCTGTTTGGAGCGATACCAACAGGCTTTAATTTTGTGTTCTATCCACTCTGGCAGCTAGATGTAAAAACTCGATCTGAAGTAGAGAAGAACAACACAGAGCGTGACATCAAATATTTAGAAAAAGGCATTATCACTGAAGCAATGATTGCAAAGCAGCTTCAGCAAGATGGTACTTACGACTTTTTAGATGATGCTCATATCCAAGCGCTCGATGATTTGGCGGGGCAAATAGATGACAATTCTCAGCAACCTTAAGCCGCTCATTCAGCAAGCTCATAAAACTAAGTTAGGACGTAAGGCCAAACCGCAACCCATATTCATATCCAAGAAAACAGAGGTTGAATATTACAAAGCACTTTTATCGATTAGTCATTTATGTCAAAAGGGTGTGAAAGATGATATTGAGCCAATGTTGGCTTTTAATATGGGTGATTCAATCGAGATCCATATCGGAGATGGCATATTTTCCAGTGTTAAAAACGCACTGGGAAATCTAAAACAGAAAATCACGAACAGTATTGATTTGATAGCTGCACAATTGGCCACGCAAATCGTTCTGAAACAGAAGAAAGCAAGCGATAAGCAAATAGCTGAAATGCTGCAAAAGTCTACTGGTTTGGATTTTACTGGCTTGATGCGAGATGAGGATCTACAAGATGCAGTCGATAGCGCTATTGCTGCAAATGTATCTCTGATCCAGTCCATACCTAAGCAATACTTAGATAAAATCGAAGCCGCCGTATTGGATGGCATACAGACGGGAAAGCGTTCCGATGAGATTAAAAAATCTATTTTGGACATTGGCCATTCTACTGATTCACGCGCTAAGTTAATTGCCGTTGATCAGCTTGGAAAAATCAACGGGCGACTCGCTCAGATCCGGCAGCAAAAGTTAGGCATTACTCATTACACATGGTCAACCAGTCATGATGAGCGTGTAAGACATTCGCACCGTTTGCGCGATGGTTTGATATTCGCATGGAATAATCCGCCGTCAGACGGACATCCTGGTATTCCAATTCGATGCCGATGTGTGCCAATCCCCTACACGGCGCATTTATTTGATAAGGATGCAAAGTCGCCCGAACAGGCAATGGCAGCGCAAAGTTGATTCTGGCAATCCAGTACAGTAAACAATAACGAGCAACTAAACCCACTCATATGAAGTGGGTTTTTTATTGCCCTTAGGAATCTTAATGAAACGCTATTTACTACATTTAAAGTTAGGTGACTTTGCACCTGCTCAATCAACAAGAACCATCACTCCTGAGGGTTTTTTATTGTGCAAAGATGCTCGACTCGGTAAAGCACCTCAGGTACGCCAATACTACGCAGCCGAATTTAATGGCATAGAGGGCTATACGCCTGATCAGGTCATTAATGTTTTTAGTTCAGCCGATGAGCTATTTCGACCTGAAACAATCCAAAGCTATCAGGGTGTAGATGTTACAGACAATCATCCACCGGGTAATACGGTAAATGCCGCTACGTGGAAAACTCACTCAGTCGGTACGCTATCTAATGTTCGCCGTGATGGGGATTATCTAATTGGTGATTTGCTGATTAAAGACAGTGATGTGATTCAGCAGATCCAAAGCCAAGAGCGTTTGGAATTGTCTTTAGGTTACGGCGCTGAACTTCATTTCATTACTGGTACTTCACCAGATGGTACGCCGTACCAAGCTGAGTTCAAAAACTTCTACGGCGATCATGTTGCCCTTGTCAAATATGGCCGTTGCGGTGGCGATTGCCGCATAGGCGATCAAAACCCAAATCAACCAAATCCAACGGAGAAAACAATGCAAATCATTGTAAATGGCATCCCTTTTGATGTTGCCGACAATGCGGCTCTTACAGCAGCACTAAAAAAAGATCAGGACTTATTAGCTTCATTGCAACAAACGGTTAATTCAAAACTCAAAATCGGAGATCAAGAGTTTTCAATTTCAGAGTTGGCCGCCGTTCAAGCTGTGATCGATAAAGTGGTTGCAGATGCAAAAACGAATGCTGAAAAAGTGACAACGCTTGAAGCCAATCAAGTCACACCAGAAAAGTTAGAGGCATTGGCCAATGAGCGAGCGACTGTAATTTCAGATGCAAAAAAACTCAATGCAAATGTCAAAACAGATGGGTGTTCTTGTGAACAAATTAAGCGTGAGGCTATTACTGCCAAAGCTGGCGATGCAATCGTTGGTGCAATCTTGGGAACTGTTGCGGTTGTCGACGCTAAGCCTGAGCAAGTCGACATGGTGTTTCGTGCGCTTGTTGCAACCAGTGGCACTCAAACCCCGTCAAACCCAATCAATAGTTTCTTTACGGGTGATAGCCAAAATACCTCACCAGCAGGAGGGAATGGCACGACACCTACACAAGAGCAGGGCTATGACAAAACAACAGCTTGGAAAAAAGATATTTAAGGAGCTAATAAATGCAGCTTAATTCAAAAGTGGCGGTGGTCGGGCAACGCCTTAAAAGTACGCCTGAAGATGTGCGCTCTATGCCAATGGCAGGGGCAGGCACTTTAAATGATGGTCAAGTCGCTTGTGATGCAGGTGATGGCGTTCGTTGTTCTGTTGTTGGTGGTGGCTTGCGTCCTATCGGTATCGTTGTGCATCAACACATCGGCAAGAACGGTACTGATTCAAGTGGCAAAGAAGCATATCAGCAGTACGATGTGCCGCCGATCATGCGAGTCGGTCGAATATGGGTAAAGCCCGCCGTTCCAATTACGGCGACTGGTGGCAAGGTTTACGTTCGCACAGCGAATGCAACCACTAACAACCCATTGGGTTCATATCAAACAAGTGCAACTGATGGCACGGAATTAGTCGGTGCTACTTGGGACAGCATTTCAAATGCTGATGGTATGGCTATTGTTCAATTACGCGGGGCTTAATACATGAATCGTGAACAACTTATTAATCGAAAGCTCGCCCTGTTTGGTGGTGTTGCACCAATTATGCAAGCTCAGGCGGGTGATGCATTTAATCTTAAAAATTTGGTGACTTTACTTGTTCAATTAGAAACAAGTAATGAAATGACACCACAAATGACTGAAGCAACTGAATACGCTTCATACATTCCGGTGAAATCAAATTTCCCTGCAGTCGTGGGGACCAAACATACATTACAACGTAAAAACGGCGTAGGTGAAGGTCAGGACCATAGCGGTACGGGTAATGACATTCCATTAGCTGAAGTATTCTACGACAACGTGGATCTAGGCGTTCGTTCTGGCTCAATTGGTTATCAATATTCAATTCTTGAATTGGCCACAGCATCTCAAGCCGGTATCACTCTTGAAGCTGACAAGATCCAAGCTGCACGTTTGGGCTTTGAGAAGCATATGTCTCGTATTGCTTGGGTGGGTGATCTTAATCTAGGTTTGCGTGGTTTGTTTAACCAAACTGGGGTTAATGTTCAGACTGCATTAAAAGCATGGGAAACTGCAACACCAGATGAAATCCTTGCAGACATTAATGACATCTTGTCTGATGCGATTGAAGCTAGTGAATTCAATCCCGCAATCACTCCAGATACGATGATTCTTCCAACGAGCTTAATGCGTATTCTGACTCAACGACGTATCGCTGATAATTTAGAGACCACTATTTTTGAATGGGTTTCAAAGAATAATTTACTTGCACTTGAAGGGAAAAAACTCACTATTCGTGCAACAAGTCGTACAGAGTCGATGGGGATAGGTGGTATTCGCCGTATTACTGTTTATCGTCGTGATCCAGCGTGTATCGAAATGCGTATTCCAAAAGAGTTGGAATTCTTAGCACCTCAAGCTGATGGGCTTGATCTATTCACACCGGGTTATTACTTATATCAAGGTGTATGGCTCAAACGTGTTGACAGCTTACGCTATATGGACGTTCCTAAAACTTAATTAACCAATTTACAAATCATGACTAAATAGCCGCAATTAAGCGGCTTTAGTCATTTTTGGAGCAATGAAAATGCCGAAATATACATATCAGGGTGAAATGGGCCGTGTTTCTGCACGTACTGCAGCTGGTCCTGTTGTACTGCCGAAAGGCGTAGAAGTAGAACTTACAGATGATCAGCATGAAGCCTTGGTCGATCATCCTGTTTTTAATGCTTTAGAAAAATCAGGTGAATTGATCATATCTGAAGTTAAGAAAACTAAGCCAAGTGGTAAAGCTGATACAGCAGCAGCTAAGGCAAAACGTGAAGCTGAATTGGTGGAAGTAAAAGCCAAATTGACCGAGCTTAATGTCGAATTTAGTGATGATGAATCACTTGAAGATCCGCAAGCAAAGTTAGTAGCTGCTAAGTAATAAAGGCTAGGTGGCCATGTTCAAAGTCAAAGTTGAAATGTCAGAAAATCCGAATTGGATTTTAAAACAGTTCCAAAAGCAGGCGAACAAGTTTCTAGGCAAGGTTGAAATCGGTGCTTTTGGAATGCACAGCGGTAAACGTTCAATCACGATGCCTGATCTCGCAGCAATTCATGAATATGGTGCACCTAGCCGCAATATTCCAGAACGATCGTTTCTTCGTGCATCAATCACTTTAAACCAAGGCAAATACGGCAAATATTTGCTGGGAGAAGTAAAGGACTTACTTCTACTTAGAACAACCCCTACAAAGATTAAGCAGGTTTTAGGTATGCAAGCTGCGGCAGATGTGCAGATGTACATGGTGAATGGCAAATTTACGCCGTTGAAAGCTCAAACAATCAAGCGTAAAGGCAGCAGCAAGCCATTAATTGACACTGGCCAATTGAGGCAATCAATAACATATAGAGTGGTGGATTAAATGTCTTATTTAACACGGGACGAGCTTATGGGTCGTTTTGGTGAAACTGAAATCGTCCGACTTGAACGTAATATTGCCAAAACAGATGGAGCTAACCCAACAACATCCGAACAAGCCATTTCGGATGCTGTAGAAATGGTAAACGGCTATATTGCAGTTCAATATCCCTTACCTTTACCTGTTACTACTGAACCAGTTAAGCGCGCAGTCGCTGTTGTTGCACGATATTACTTGTACAAGGATAAGCCTACGGAAATTGTTCGGCTTGATTACGAAGATGTGATGAGTTGGCTTAAAAACATTGCAACTGGCAAAGCTGTTTTGAATTTTCCTGTGCAGGATGACCAACCAACACACCTATTTGGTACTGGAATTTTTGTGGTGTAACTATGACGATAATTCAAGATTACTTCGCAGTTGAGCCTGTTTTGGTCGATCGAATTCAAACAGATATGCCTGAACTTGTAGAAGTTAATACGCCATTTACGATAGAGGCAATGCTTGAAGGTTCAAATAATGCACCCTCAGTCAGTGTGATTTATTTTGATGATCGTGTTAGTGAAAGTGTGGGCAATGGAAGTTCTGCAACAGTATTTCAGCAATGGTTAGTCGTGCTATGTATTCGAGATGCGGGCGCTCAATTGCAAAATACAAACTCACTGCGTAAAGAAGCAGATCCATTCATTCGAAAGTTATTGGATACATTGCAAGGGTTTAATCCTCAAATAGCAGGCTATCGAATGTTTAAGCGAGCAAACTCACCTGTGCGGATCGGAAGCTCACCAGGCTTTGCATATTTTCCATTTATGTTTGAAATACAAGTTTTTACATGAGGTATTTATGACCAAGCGATATAAAGCATTAAAACCAGTTGGCCCGTGGTTAAAGGGCGACACAATCGGGGATTTGCCGCAAGCGCAGATCGAAAAACTACTAAATGATGGTTTGATTATTGAAGTCAAAACAGAACCAAAATTAACAAAAGAGGTAAAAGCCAATGGCTAAACAGTATATTTCGTTGCAAGGTAAATTGTACTTATCGCCGATTGTTGCAGGTGTTGCTGCGGCGGCTCGTCATGTGGGAAATGCGCCAGATTTCGAGATCGAGTTGGATGGTGATGTGATCGAACATCAAGAATCAACAACGGGTCAGCGCACTACTGATTTTATGATGACGAAAACTCGTAGCGTGAATTTTAAAGGTACTTTAGAAGAAGCGAGCAAAGAAAATATTGCTTATATTCTTAATGGTCAGGCAACAGCGATTGCAGGCGGAACGGTAACAGCTAAGAATCTTGGCACGGTTGCTGTAGGTCAAGAAGTTGCTTTGGGTGGCTACAATGTGTCGAATGTAGTTATCAAAGATTCAACGGGAACACCAGTTGTTGTTGATGCATCAAAATATAAAGTTGATGCAGCATTTGGCACAATCACATTTAATGATGTTACTGGTCTAACCATGCCATTGACTGCTGACTTTACAGCAGGTGCGGCTTCAGTTACCACAATCAATGATCAGGATAGCAAAGAGTACGAACTTACTTTCCGTGGCATTAACACAGTAGACAATAGCAAAGTCGAAGTGAAGTTGTGGCGTACTAAAAAAGATGCTTCAGCCACATTCCCACTGATTCATGAAGAACTTGGTTCTTATGAAATCAGCGGCATGGCATTATCCGATGCAGAGAAAGGCAGCGACTCAAGTCTTGGTTTATTTGGTCGTGTCGTGCAGATTGCAGCGCCAGTTTAAGCAATACTTGCAGGCACAGGGGCGCATTAGCGTCTTTTTTCGTGCCTGTATTTTTGGATTATTTCTATGAATGACTTTTTTCTTTTAAACAATGAATCATTGCCACATGTATTTATTGATCGGAATATTGAGATTAAGCAGATACAGATTAAGAATCTAAATCAGTTTGCTTACTTTGCAGATCCAATAAAGCAATTGGAAAGTTATTCAATAGAAACAATCAAGCCGATTATTCTTACAAGCATTATTCAGATCATGGGCCTTTGTTCTTTGGTCACTTCACTTGATCCAGAGACTTTCTCAAAACATATCGGGGATCAGGATGCTATTGCTGATCTGATTTTAAAAATCATTCAGGTGAATGAAGATTTCTTTAAAAAAGATGAGTTGCCTAAACGTCCAATACAACAAAAAGCTGAATCAGCATCATGGTTTTACTCATTTCAATACTTGATTAGCTGCGGTCATAGGCACAATGACATTATGAATATGTCGTATGGTGCATTTTTGAAATACATTGAAGCGGCTCAAAGAAATGAGCGACAAAATATTAAAAATACTGCGGTAGCTGTCAGAATGGCTATGAATACAAGCAAACAAGATTGGGAAAAAGGAATTAAGCAGTTAGATAAATGATGAGAATTTCTTAATGACTTAATTTCGACCATTTGTTAAATTGAGTGAGATTAATAACAATTGGATAACATCATGAAAAAGTTTTTATTAGTGGTTGGGGTTTCGTTTTTATTATCTGCAAGTGTATTTGCACGTGAAACTAATTCAATGCGTTCGTCATTAGAATTAGTGACAGTTGGAGATAGTGAAGAAAGTTTGCTTAGAAAAATGGGCAAGCCAAAACCAAGATTTTTTGTCTATCAAGATGGACGTTTTTCTTGTGCTGCTACCGAATATAAGTACGACATTGATATGCAGCAGTATACGGTTTGGGTTTGTAAAGGCGAGATTTTCAAAATTGATGTAGTGAATAAGTGAGAATAATTAATGGGCAATTATATTGATTCAAATTTAGCTAGAGATGAAAAAGTCATTATTAAAGCGCAGGTAACTTGGTGGTCACAACTGTGGTATTTGCTTTTTGGTGGTTTATTTATTTTGATGGCCATACCATCTAAGAATTTTGTATTTTTTTTAATTGGTTTTGTTTTTGTTGCAATAGCTGTAATCCATGTTGTTACAACAGAGTTAGCACTAACTAATCGAAGAATTATTGCAAAGTCTGGGTTAGTACGTAGAAATACAGTTGAGTTAAAAGTTAATCGTGTTGAGAGTTTGGGTGTTGATCAAGGGGTACTTGGGCGTATTTTTAATTTCGGTTCAATTTCCGTTAAAGGAGTTGGTGGGTCGAATGCACCAATACCATACATATCTAGACCATTGGAATTTAGGCAACAAGTAAACAACTATCTTGATGAATTAGACGATCAGGGGAAAAATTAATCTTTAAATTGTTTTAAAACAAAGCACCTTACGGTGCTTTTTTATTTTTTAATTCATTGACGGTGCTTTCCATAAGCTCTCTCGAAGCTCCTTGGCTTTTTAGGGCTGTGAATATTTTTTTAGTAAAAGCCTCAAGTAGATCATTGACTGCGTCATCATTAAGATAATTACCCTGCTTAACCCTAAAACTCTCTTCTAGGCGAGCAACCACCTCCGAGTTAATGGAGCGACCATGTTCAGCGGCAGATTGAGTAATTTTTTCTTTTAACTCTAAAGGCAAACGGATCTTTAGCTGCGGGTCTTCTCTGCTCATAAACATACACCAAGAAAAAAAATATAGTTTATACCACCGTGGGGCATTGACAATAGAACCACCGTGGTTTAAATTTAATTAAATAGACCACGGTGGTTTATTTAAGGGAGATTTAAAGGTGAAAGAGCAAAAAAATCAACAGTACAAAATGCGGTTTTTAGATGATGAAGATCATCAAAGACTAAAAGAGCTTGCAAAGAAAGATCATTTGCCAATGAATTGGCTGATTAATCAAGCGATTAAAAAGTTTTTAAAAGAAGAGAGTGCGAAAGCATGAAATCAACAGACAACAAAAAAGCCCAACACTTGCAGGCGGCGGGCTTAATTGCTGTTAACAAAGGAATATTAACTATGTCAAATATAACCCATTTTTCCAAAGGTAAGCAAGTTCAGATCAGTGAACACCAATTATTGCGCTTACTCGAATCAATTCGTACTGCAAAATTTCGATTTGCTGAGTTGCAGGCTTTAGCGGGTGTAATTGCCGAAAAGTCTAGCAAGCACTCAACAGCCGAAACTCTGGCACGTTTAGCATCTGGAATTGCAAACGACTCGCAAGATGACTGTTTAGAGGAATTTGAATTCTTTAAAGAGTTTTCACCACAACTGGCATCACTTTTTGCAGAGGAGTTAGCAGCATGAATGCGAAACTAAATAATACAGTAATGGTTGCTGACAAGGCTTTGTCTATTGTTGAGTACCAAGGTCAGCGTGTTGTAACTTTTGCAATGATTGATGAAGTTCATGGGCGACCAGAGGGAACGGCTCGCAAGCGTTTTAATGACAATAAAGATCACTTTGTAGAGGGTGAGGATTACTTTGATGTAGGTTCGTCCGAAATTCGGACGCACAATATTTGTGCTATCTCAAGCAAGGCTCATGGCAATATAAAACTCATGACCGAATCAGGCTACCTAATGTTAGTAAAGTCATTCACTGATGACTTGGCTTGGAAAGTTCAAAAACAATTAGTGAAAGGGTATTTCAAAGCTAAAGAATTGGTTGAAAACTTCGATCCAATGAAAGCACTATCTGATCCGAACGCTTTGCGAGGTTTATTGCTTGGTTATTCTGAAAAAGTAATTGAGCTAGAGCATAAGGTTGAAGAAATGGCTCAAGATGTAAATGCTTATGAGAGAATTGCAAAAGCTGACGGCAGTTTATGCTTAACCGATGCAGCCAAAGCATTACAAGTGCGACCTAAAGAATTTATTTCCCATCTTTCCAGTGAAAAGATGAAATGGATATATAAGCGTGCAGGCAACTCACACTGGTTGGGTTACTCGGATAAAGTGCAGGCGGGCTATCTTGAACATAAAGTTACAGAAGTAACGCGTGGCGATGGCACAACCAAGATCACTGAGCAGGTTCGCATTACGCCTAAAGGATTGGCGAAGTTAGCAAAGGATATAGGTGGTGTTAAATGATGAATATAGCTTATCTTGTCGTAGAATGTAGACCAGTCAAAGATGATGGTTATGCTGACCTGAATATTGGTGATGATTCATATATTTTTCACAACTTTGATGTAATTTTAAATACAGGTGACTGGGAAAGAAATATTCAAGATGCCATATTGGTTGGTATTGATATTAATAGAACACAGCCAGATCACAAGTATATTGTTATGCATCCAGAGAGCATCCTTAAGCTAACTAAAGCAATTATGCAATAAACATCACAAACCCACTTCGGTGGGTTTTTTAATGCCTAAAGGAAAACAAAATGGCTACAAATAGCTTAGATTTTTTTTTGAACTTACGAGCCAATGCAGAAGGTTTTAACAAAGGTGTTGATGGTGCAAAGTCTGCAGTAAATGCGCTTGTAGGTGCAATGGCTGCGCTTGGTGTTGGTTTAGGCGTAAAGGAACTTGCAGAAGCAGCAGACAGCTATGCAATGCTATCAGCCAAGATTCAGCAATCAACTAAAGATAGCGGAAACTTTGAGCAAGCGATGGCAGGCGTTCATCAAACCGCACTCTCAACAAACTCAAGCCTTGATGCGACAGCAGCACTATTTACTAAGCTAAATACCGTTGCTAAAGACATGGGCAAGTCACAGCAATTTGCTCTGGATATGACAAGTACGGTTACCAAAGCAATTCAACTGGGTGGTGGTTCAGCACAAGCAAGTGAAGCAGCAGTACAGCAATTTATTCAAGCAATGCAAGGCGGTGTTCTTCGTGGTGAAGAATTTAACTCAATCATGGAGAATGGTTACGGTCTTGCAGAAGCTTTAGCAAAAGGATTGGGAGTTACCACGGGTGAACTTCGTAAAATGGCTGAGAATGGTGAACTCAGTGCTGAACGTGTGCTTGCTGCTTTAGCAAAACAAAAAGCTGGTGTAGACGCACAGTATTCTGAAATGCCTTTAACCATCAGCAATGCACTTCAAAAAATCGCTACATCTTGGCAAATCTTAATTGGTGAGATGGATCAGGCCAATGGTGCAAGTGCAACGGTGGCGCAAGCACTTTCAACAATTGCTGATAATCTTGGGATACTAAAAGTATTCTTCGATGATGTTGGGGATGGTTTCGGATGGTTTCAAGATAAATTATCTGAAATTGACCCATCCACAATAGATGCGATACGTTCAGCACTAAGCCAAACATACGATACTGTGAAAGTATTAATAGCAAATGTAGCTGAATTTAGCACAACCGTTTGGAGTGCTTTTACTACTGCTTTGGATGCAGTATCTCCATTATTTGCTGCTCTTCTTAGCGGCGGTGAAAACGTTGGTGGTTTGACCACACTAATGAATATGCTGCGTATGGCTATGGCGGCTGTAAGTGATGTAGCTTTTGGGTTGAATATTGGCTTTAAGGCAATTTTAGCATCTATACAGTTTTTGGCAGGTGGGGTTTATGCATTAAGTTCGGCAATATTGGGTTTTCTTGGGTTTGATACTCTCGCACAGCAAGCAATGAATGCTTCTGATCGTATGTTCGCCCAAGCTGAAAAAAACGGAAAAGATATTGTTCGATTGTCTCAAGAGCATAAGTGGGCGGTAGTTGAGACTTATAACGAAATTGGTAAAACTGCTGAACAAAAAAACGCCGAACGTATTGCCAACAACCAAAAAGCACTCGCTGATTTAAAAGCTCAGGAAGCTAAACATGTTTCTGACTACAAAGCTATCAGCGATGAGCGCATTAAGTTTCATCAGCAACTGGTAGATGCTCGCAAAGCTGGCGATAAAGATGCAGAAACCGCTGCTTTAGATGGCTTGGCAGAAGTTGATAAGAAAGA